ACCACGCCCCCCGCCCAGATCCCCCCAGCGGTAGCCACGCAGCTGGTAGTCGCCGTCATTGTCTTCGGCATAGCCGCCAGGGCAGTCGTCCTGGCGACCGCCCTGTTCGGGAACGAGGAGAAGAGCGAGCGCGCGTTCCGGGTGATGGACAAGCTGAGGAAGGCACCCGAGCCCGACCAGCCCCAGCCCTCGCAGCCCCGCAGCCGGACCGGGTCGGCTGCGCGTGCTCAGAGCGCTCGCGCCGCTACGGTGCAGACGTGAGAGCCGTCTGAGTAACCCACCGGTATCCGTCCCGCAGCCCGCTTCAGCGGGGCAGGATCCTGGTATGTCCTGCGAAGACACACCATCCCGGCTCACCTGGGAAATCCAGCTCCACGAACCCGCCTCCGGCGTATGGATCTGCAAGGGGTACGGCCGCGCCACCACCACCGCGGCCCCGGCGGACATCGCCCGTGCGGTGCTGGCCGGCTACCTGGTGGCGAGCCCGCCCGGCTACGGCGAAACGCTACGCGCGGTCGCCCGGCCCGACGGAGGGACGGCCGTCACCGTGACCGCCGCAGACCTCGACCCCGACGCCGCCACCACAGACCCGGCCGTCCGCCAGACCCTCCCCCTCTACCTGCGGGACGCGCTGGCGTGACGGTTAGGTGAGTCCGGCGGCCGCGTTGTCGTCCCACTCGTCGGCAGCCCGCATGTAGCCAAGCATCTCCCGGCTGTTCGGCGCCCAGCCGCCCTGCCGGGAGATCGACACGGCGTCCTTCCCCTTCTTGCGTCCCTCGGTCGCAAGTCCGGCGCGCAGCGAATGCCCAGTCCAGACGATCGGCACCTGGGCCCGCACTGAGATCCGTTTGATGGCGCGGGTGATGCTGTCCGGTCCCATACCGCCGGTGACTTGGCCCCACCGGTTGATGCCGACGAAGGCTGGCTTGGACGGGTCGGCCCACCGTTGCCCGTGCTCGGCGACCAGCTGCTTGCGGTAGGCGATCCAGGCGCGGACGGGGCAGACCTCAGGGTCCTGCGCGTAGGGAATCTTCGCCTCGCGCACGGAGTAGCGGGTCTTGCCGGTGAGGACGGAGACCACCATGCCGCGCGGGTGCAGGGTGATATCGCCGGCGAGGAGCCCGGCGGGTTCGGAGGCGCGGGAGGCGAAGTTGAAGCCGGTGAGGATCAGGGCCTTGTCGCGGAGCCCGGTGAGGCTGGGTGGGCAGGCGCGGACGATGAGGTGGAGGCCGTCGATGTCGGCGGCAGCCGCCTTGCCGCGGCCGCGTCGTTCGCCTTCCTTGAGGAGCTTGACGGTCAGGCCCTCGATGGCGGCGCGGGCCTCGGCGACGGCGTCCTTGCTCACGACCACGCTGCGGTCACGGAGGCCGACGGTGGTTGCGGCGAGGTGGGTCTTGGCGGCCGCGGGGGCGTAGCCCTTTCCGTCTTTGCGGCCTTCACGGAGCATCCAGGTGGCGTAGGCGACGAGCGCGCCGCGGCTGCCTTCGAGGAGAGGGAACTCCTGGTCTTCGCAGAACCGTTCCCAGACACGCCAGGACTTGGCGTAGGTGTCAGTGGTGTTCTCGGGGGTGATGGCTTCGGCGACGGCGTCGGCCAGGTGCTCGGCCTGGGCGAGGCGTTGGGCGGCGTCGATGCCGTGCCGTTCGGCCCACTTCTGGATGAGGGCGGCCCGCTCGGGCCTGGCGGTGGGGGCGAGCTCGGTCACTTCGCCTTCCGGGGGATGTCGCGAACGTGGTCGGCGTTCACGATCACGTGCAGCAGGTCAGCCAGCTCTGCGCGGTCGGGAACGAGGACACCGGTCCGGTGGTTGAGCAGGAGCAGCCTGAGCACGTCGCCGTATCCGGTGGCGTGCTGGGGAAGACGAGTGAACTCTCCGAGACGGTCCTTGACGGCCCGGTCTGCCCACACGTGCCGCCAGATCACCGGGGCGGAGCGGCGGACGCGGTAGGTCACTGCCGGAAGGCTGGCGACCTCACCGGCCTGCATCCGGTCGATCTCTTCGATGTCGTCCGTGTCGATCCGGGAGAACTGGTCGAAGGTCTTGCCGTGATGAGGGTGGCAGTGCACGGCCGTTGTCGACAGCACGCTGGTGTAGAGGCGGTCCATTCCGGCAGGAACATCGCGGCTCACCTTCCGGAGCTGTTCAACTAGGTCGGCGAGGTCGCGTTGGTGGGTGAACAGCCGCCACTGAACGTGGACGAGCCAGCCCAGGGCGACCATCACGGGCAGCTGGACGGCCAGGGAGAGCCATTGCTGGTTGAGAAGGCTGAGCAGGAGGCCTGCGGCGGCGAGGGCGGCGAAAAGGGCCAGGAGTAGGCGGATGGTCTGGACTTGTCGGACGAAGGTCATTGGGTCCCCACGGTACGGCGTCGGATAACGGAAGGTTATCCGACGCCACATGGAATGATCCCCACGACGTTCGACGCGTTCGAATCTTCGCTGTACGCGCTTCTGCGGTCCGACGCTCTTAAGTCCTAGTTATGCGCATCCCTCAGAGGGATCCTGCCGTCGCTAGACGCGGTGCGGGAAAGCCTGCCGCAACGAGGCCAACACCGACTGCGCCGCGAGTCCGGACGCCGGCGAGGACGCCACGATGTTCGGCATGGTGATGTGGACGCGAGGCGCGGCTACCGCAAGGCCGCCCAGCGGGCCGTTCCTCAGACGCGTGAAGCGCTCGGAGCACTCACGGCAGGACGGCAGGCCCTCGCGGGTGCGGCTGCACACGAACTGGCCGTGCCTGTAGGGGTGTACCGATGCGTAGTGGCCGCACCGCGGGCAGCTGCTGCCGTGACGGGCGTCGACGTAGCGGCGAGTCCGGTCGGCGTTCGGGTACGGGCGGTGTCCCATAGGAGCCTCCGGAGCGCAGGGGGACGAACGGTCCTCTAAAGAAACATTAACCGGAGCCAGGCGCGCCGATGCCACCGACGAGGCGTCAGGTGCCGGTCCGTTCCGCCGCCTTGGCGCGCCGGCCGGTGATGGTGCCCTTAGCGATCTGGTCGACGCGTCCGATAGAGAGTTCGACGAGTTCCGCAACCTCCTTCAAAGTGTGCGCCTGCCGTAGCTCGCGCACGTCCGTGGCGCGGGCATCCTTGAGCCGCTTGTCGTCTTCAACCGCTTTGAGGATGCGGGTGATAGTGCGGCCTCGCAGGGCCGGGTCATCGATGGCGAGGGCCTGCTGGATGGCGGTCTCGACGAGGTCTTCGGGTTTGGTGGTCATACTCAGACTCTAGACCTCTTGAAGATTCTTTTCTAGACCCCTTGACGTTGATTATAGAGGTCTATAACTTGGAGTCATCGCAAGAACCCAGGAACCACGAAGGAGCCCAAGATGACCGCCACCGACACGAAGCTCACCAAGGTCCAGGACGAGGCCCTGCGTAACCTCTACGCCGGCCGGCTGCCCTTCTGCCGCTCCGCCCAGACGCACAACGCGCTCTCGCGTGCAGGCCTCATCGACTTCGAGAGCGGCCACGGATGGGTCGTCACCAACGCCGGCCTGGACGCCATTGGGGTCGAGGTCAGCGCCGAGGAGGAAGGCCTCCCCGTGGCCTCCGAGGAAGCGGCCCCGGCGGAGGAGGGTGGGAGCCTGGTCCCGGTCGCCCCCACGCCCGACAGCAACGCCCAGGCCCCGCAGGGAACGTACGAGACGGAGTTGGCGAAGGCGCTGGAAGGCGGGTTCCCCGAGCTCCTGGCGCACAAGGTGGCAGAGATCCGCGCCCGCCGCGAGTCGGGCAGCGAGCCCCGGACCTTCACCGTTATCTACACCGGCATGGGCGAGCCGATCGTTCACCGGGCCGGCTGCGCGCACAACCTCCGTGACTCCCTGGCCGGCGCGCACGCGACCGAGGACATCACCGGGACACTTGAGGACGTCGGCCGGGCCGTCTACTCGGACATGCTGGAGGAAGGCTCGATGAACTCCGAGGACTGCATCCCGAACCTGCGCATCAAGCCCTGCGCCCGCTGAACGGCGGCGGCGCCCCACCCAGTGGAAGTGGGTGGGGCGCCGCCATATGTGAGCTTATCGGGAACCATGAGACGCGACTCCGTCAGCCGCCCTCCAGCAGCCGCACCAGCGACGCCGTGATGACGCGCTGCCGGGTGCCGAGCGGGACGAGCTTTACTGGCGACTCGCCACGGATGATCAGCTGGCGAAGGTGCTCCTTCGAGACGCCGAGCGCGGTCGCGGCCTTCGGGACGCTGACCGTGGCGGGCCAGGCGCGGATCTCGTCAAGGGTCGGACATTCCCTCTGTTCCATGAGCAAAAGGCTACGGGCATGACGATTACGGCACTCATGCATGACGATCCATCAGATTCTTCGTCAGGAGCGATTCTGCGCTCAGTCGCTTCCGCGTGGCCGGTGCAGATTCGACACCCCTCTTGTGTAGCATTCGCTAGACATGTAGCGTATGCATCATGATGAGCAGCGATGACGTAACCATCAGGGTCAGCGTCGAGTGGCCGCGCGGCGAGTACGACGAGGACTTCTACGTCGACCGCGCCAAGTGGGACGCCATGACCGAAGACGAGCGGGAGAAGTACGTCGACACCCAGTGCTACCCCGTCGCCCTCTCGAACGCCGGCATCGGCGGCAGCTACAAGGTGGTCGACGAGGAAGAGGTGACCGACTGATGCGGAAGATCTACGCCGAGTTCGAAGACCCCGACAACCTCGACGGCCCTAAGCTCGCCGCCTTCGACATCGCCCCCGACCTGGCCGACGCCATCCGGGAGGCCCTCTGCAAGGTCCGAGACGTCGCACCGCCGCGCCACGCCCGCTCCTTCGACGAGCTGACTGAGACCATCGCCCAGACGTCCCGCCTGATCCAGCACCTGGAAGCGTTCCGGGAGTTGGCCATGGTCGAAGCCGACAAGACCAGCCCGCACGCGGACCGCAAAGCCGTCGCTATCGCTGCCGCCATGCCGCCGTCTCGCCTCTACCGCGTACTGGGAAAGCACGGGCGACCCAAGAACCGTGCCAAGGCGTACGACGAGGCTGTGCACCAAGCCATCGACGAGGGCGTGCAGGGCATCGGCGCCGTACTGGACCGTGCCACTGAGATCGCCGACGAGAAGTGAGGACACCATGACCGAGCAGCGTCGTTACGACGTCGACTGGACCGACGAGAACAACCCGCAGATCGTCATCGCCCAGCCCGGCGACCAGCACGCCATGACCATCGGCGAAGCCCAGCAGGTCATCAACGAGGCAGCTACCGACCGCGCCACCGAGAAGTGAGGACGACCATGGAGCAGCGGGACATCGAGTCGATGTTGTGGGACTGCGTGACCGCACCCACTGACGACAATTCCCACCTCGGCTACCAGACCACAGGCATCGACAAGCTCGCCGCGCTGCTGGCCGATCAGCAGCGCAGGATCGGCCAGCTGGAGGCCAGGGTCGCCGACCTCACGACCGCCCGCGCCACCGAGAAGTGAGGCCACCGACCCCGAACGCGACGGTGCCCCCGCCTGAAGCAAGCAGGCGGGGGCACCATCATGCGGGCTACCGGTGGTCAGGTCCGCATCGTGAACGAGCCACCCGCCGCGATCTGCTCCGCGTACTGCGTCAGCTCCGGCTCCGTGATCGACCCGCCCGGCGTCGCCTTCGCCCAACGCTCCGCAAGCACCGGCTTGATCTCCTCCACCGGGCGCCCCTGGAACTCGCGCGACATGCCGTTCAGCATCGATTCCAGGTCACCCGCCAGCGGGCGCAGTGCCTTCGACGCCTCCTTCTGCACCGCGCGCTCCAGCTTCCGCTGGTCACTCGCCGAGAACTTGAACCCACCGCTCCTGGCCATGCGGCCTCCCCTTCTACAGGACCCGCCGCCAGTCCCTGAGCCCCCTTGGCCCCTCGGCAGTCCGAACTGCAACCACCGTAGCCGGGCCCACTGACAACGCCCGGCGGTCGGCCTACTTCCCTGCGACCTTGGCCCGCCACTCCTCCAGGTCCCGGGTGCAGAGCACGCACAGCGGGTTCCCGCCGTGCCCGTAGCGGTGGGTGGGGTGCTGGCACTTCGTGCACGGCCCCACCTGCGACAACGCACACTCGGGAGCCGGGGGCTTGGGTCTGTCAGAGATCAGGCTGCTCATGCCGTCATCGTACGAACCTTCCGGTCACGCACCCACAGCAGCCCACGGCCCAGCGATATCCGCCCCCACGTTTGCCCCCGGGGTGATCGACGACGGCAACGCCGTCCGGCCAGTGCCGTTCGTCGCGAACCGGAACGTCGACGCAGTCAGGCCCAGGTTCGCGGCCGTGTTGACGCCGGTCCACCCGGACGCGCGGGTCAACGTCGGTGCAACCGACGCATTGAACACCATCCCCACCCAGTAAAACGACCCGGCCGTCAGCGACTGACTGGGGATGGTCGTCGTCTTCAGCGCGGCCGAGGAGATGGCGGCATCCACGGTCGCAGCTGCCAGAAGCGTCCCACCCGAGTCGTACAGGCCCACCTGGTTCTGTCCGGAGACGGGCGAGGACCCCGAGTTCCCAACCCACCAGTAGATCTTTGTGATGTTCACGTTGGCGGCGATGTCCAGGCGGGTGAGATACAGCGTGCCGTTGTTCAGCGATGTGGAGTTGACTGCCAGCGCCGGGTCGTAGCACCAGGAGGCGACCCCGTGGGTGGCCGGTGTGGCCTGCCCCAAGGCGTTACCCGTGACAGTCAGGTTGCCGGTGACGGTCAGGTTGCCGTTCGCGACCTGCGCGTTGCCGTCGACGTTCAGGCCGTCGAGCCATGCGGTGCCCTGCTCGATTGCCGCGACCCTGTTGAGGCAGTCGTTGGTGAAGGTGTCCAGGTTGGCGACGGCGGTGGACAGGTTGTTCACGGTGCCGTCGAGCGCCGTCAGCCCTGTAGCGAGGGCGAACTTGCTATCGGCCCAGGCCCGGTCGCCGTGCGGGTCCGTGGCCGAGCTGTGGGTGGAGACGGCGGTGGCTGCGGTGCCTGCGGTCTCGGCTCCGATATCCGCGGGGGCGAGCGCGTCGCTGCCTCCGGTGGCGTGCGAAGTCTTATGGCCGGTGGGGGTGCGGGCGTTGGTGGTGGTGGGGTCGGTGGAGCGCAGCGCCACATCGTCCCCGGCGCCGGCCGCGCCGAGCTCCGGCTGTGGCCCTTCGGGGCCTGCGGGGCCGGTCTCTCCCTGCTCGCCCTGCGGCCCAGCGGGTCCTGCCGGGCCGGTGTCTCCGGGATCCCCTTTGGGTCCTTCCGGTCCTGTGGCGCCGGCGGGTCCTTCAGGCCCCTCGGGGCCGGTCTGCCCGGCCAGGTAGACGATGGTGCCCTGCCCGGTCTGCGTGGCCGACAGGTCCGCCCGTAGCTCCCCCACCCAGTACGGTCCGCCCGTCTCCGGCACCACGATGTACGTGAGGATCGGGGTGCCGTCCTTGGCCCGGCCCTCCTGCACCGCCCACAGCGTGTCCCCCGACACCGACTCGATCAGCGCGTTCGCCGTCAGGTCGGCCGTCCAGTCCCCGTCCGTCTCGGGCTGAATGGGAACGGGCCGCACCAGCTCGCCCTCGAGCGTGGGGACGTATCCGATCGCGGTCTTGCCGGTCACGTCGACGAGCGTCGCGACCATCTCCACCCGCTCCGGGTTCGCGCCCCCGATCAGCTTCCCGTTCACCGTGGTCATCGTGCATCTCCTAGTCGCGGCGTCGGTCGATCAGGCCCAGCGGCAGCAGGCTCGACGAATCAGGGCTGTCACTCGGGTCCGGCTGCTGGCTCGGACTCTGGGAAGACGACGGCTCCGGGTTGGCGGTGCTGGTCTGCGTGCAGTGGTAGCGGGGACGGTCCGGGTCGAAGCCGTCGACCGGTGTGCACCGGTAGGTGTTGCCGTCCTGGTCGGTGTACGTCCACTCCGAGGGCGGGGCGCCGTTGTGCCCGTCCGATCCGTCTTGCCCGTCCTGGCCGTCCTGGCCGTCCTGGCCTGGGGCGCCGGTCGCGTCCTGGCCAGGGGCCCCGGACGGTCCGGCCGGGCCGGGCACCGTGGAGTCCGCGCCCGGCTGGCCTTCCGGTCCTGCCGGGCCCGTAGGCCCCGGGCTGGGCGTGATGGTCGGTGCCGGCTTTCCTGGTGACCCGGACGGGCCGGGCGGGCCGCTTGGGCCCCGCGCTCCAACCGTCGTTTCCCCCGGTTCCCCCCGCGAACCGGGCGGGCCGGCCACCGGCTCCTTCCCCAGCGACTCGACCTGCTGGGCCAAAGCGTCACGCGCCTCGTTCGACGTCCGCAGATCCTCTTGGAGAGTCTGAACGGACAGGATGATCCAGGCGACCGCCAGCCCCAGGACGATCGCGGCGAGGGCCGTCCAGACATCACCGCGCCGCCCTTTGCGTTCCTCGGCTCGTATCTGCGATCTCGTCTTCCTCATCCGGTCCCCCGCGACAGCAGGATGATGACCGGAAGCAAGATCCCGATCAGCGGTACTACGACCGCTCCAATCAGCCACCGGCGCGTAGCGATCAGTTTCTCTGTGTCCTTTTCCCGGAGGGTCTCCAGTGTGGAGACCCTGCCGGTCAGAGCTTCATGTCGAAGGTCGTAGATCCTCTGGTCGACCTTCTCGTCCATGCGGCGACCGAGCTGCTGAATGTCGTCGCGGACATCGGCGAGCCGATCTTCGAGTCGCCGGACCATCTCTCCGGGCGTCGGCTCGTCGCTCATGGTGTGATCCGGTCAGGCCGCGAGCCGCAGGCCTTCGCGGGTCACCGGTGCGGTGACCTGGGTGCGGTCGTACGCGCCGAGAGCCAGCGAGACGAACGACAGCACCACGGCCTGCGTGGCCACGTCCCAGTCGAGACCGAGACCGACCGCGAGGGCGATGACGGCCTGGACGAGGCCGAGGATCGCGGCGACGACGCCGTCCTTGGTGGCCCAGGCGATGAACACGCCCATGCCGGCTGCCGCGGCAGCGTTGACCCAGGCCTGGGTCTGCTCGTCGACGTCGATGACGAACGCGGAGAACAGCTTCACGGCAACCGCGAACAGGGCCAGCAAAGCTGCCGGTTCACGGCCGAGGATCAGAAGGGGTTTCATGGTGAGGTTCCGTTCTGCTGGAAGGGATCAGGCAACGACTGCGAAGCCGTACTTGTCGCCGAGGCGCTCGAGGCTGGTCTTGCCGGGAATGCCGTCGGCCGCCTTGCCGGTGTAGCCGAGGCGCTTCTGCCACTTGGCGTAGGCCTCGAGGGTGGAAGACCCGTAGTGCCCGTCGGAGTACTTCTTCGACAGCAGTCCGGCGTCCACCAGGGCCGCCTCGACGGTCTTCACGCCGCTGTAGGTGACCGGTGTGCCCTTGGAGGACGGGTTGGCCTTGGCCGCCGCGACGAGCTTGGACAGGTCCACCGTGGGCTTCTTCGGTTTCGGCAGTGACGCCACGGCAGGAACGACGAGCTCCTGGCCGGGGTAGATCTGGTTGGCGTCCTTCAGGCGGTCCCTGTTCGCGTTGAACAAGGCCTGCGCGGTGACGCCGAGCGCCTTGGCGATCCCGCTGAGGGTGTCGCCGGGCTTCACCGTGTACGTGTCGCCGGTCGACGGGGGCGGGGTCGGCTTGCTCGGTCCGCCGGCGAGGCGGGCGCGGATCCGGGCGCGCATTGAGTCCATGGTGAAGCCGCGCGGGTCGACCTTGCCGGGCTGCCATTCCAGGTGGCCGATGACGGAGCGTTCGGACCAGCCGTGGAAGCGGCACAGCGCAGCCGATACCCGCTCGATTGCCTCGAGCTGGGCGGCGGGCCACGGGTCCTTGCCGTTGCCGAGGTTTTCGCATTCGAAGCCGTAGAAGTGGCGGTTGCCGTCGGTGCTGGCCTCGTTGTCGGCGGGCAATGCGTTCTCGTTGATGACGGCGCGCAGCACGTCGTCGTCACCCAGGCCGGCGTGGTTGGCGCGGCCGTAGCCCACCAGGTAGACCTTGCCGTCCTTGGCGATGACGCCGTGGCACAGCGGGCCGGGGAGGGCGGAGTGGCCCTTGCGGCACAGCTCGACCGTGCTGGCGGTGCCGGAGGTGACGGTGTGGTGGATCATCACGCCGTTCACCGGACCCCAGGGGCCCTTGTGGTTGCGGTTGTGGGTCTCCCAGTTGCCGACCTCGACAACGGTGACGCCCTCGGCGCGGATCAGCGCGGCGAAGGTGGAGGCCTTCGGGGCTGCGGGCATCAGGCCTCCTTGGGGAGGGGGCTGACGCGCGGGACGTGGAGCTTGTCCCAGGCGACTTGGTCGGGGATGCCGGAGACGTCGCCGCCCTCCTTGGGGCGCAGCTTCTTCTGCCAGGCGGCGAAGGCGTCCTTGTGGGCGTTGGTCCAGTCCGGGCCGAGGTAGCGGCCGTCGGTGCAGTCCTCCTGCTCGAGGCGGCGGGCCATTGCGGCGACGATGTCGGAGTGGCGGCCGCCGTGGAAGAACTCGGCGCCCGGGTAGGGCTCGTACCGGCCGGCCGTGTCCTCGGTGGCCTCTGCCGCCGACGGTGCGGGGGTGGTGTCGGGGCCTGGCTCCGGGCTGGTGGGCTCGGACGGTTCGTCGGGCGTGCTCTTGGAACGGTTCATGGGCGCATTAGTCCTTTCGCACGCCCCGGCAAGATGCTGGCAGCCGCGCAGTGGTGCGCGGGTCCCTCGGGGTGCGGGCGCGGACTGGCGCCTCGGGCGGAGGGTCGCCCGCGATCAGCGTATGGGCGGCCAGGGAGAACGTTCCCCCGGCCGCCTACGGGGTCAGGACATCTCGGGCTGCGGGTCCAGCTTGGTCACCTCGAGGATGGGCCGGAACTTGCCGCACACGCCGCACACCATGCGGATAGCGCCGGCGTTGGAGTACACCTGGGGTTCCGTGGTGGAGGTGTTGAGGTTGGGGCACGTTTCGGTGGTGCACACGGAGGTGACCTCGTACCAGGTGCCGGGCTCCACCTGCACGACCAAGCCCATGGTGTCGTCCGGCGGCGGCGGGGGCGGGTCCTCGGTTTCCTCTTCCGGCCCCGGCGGGGGTTCGATGTCGACCGGGTCCGGGTCGGAGCCGGCCGGGGTGGGCTGGTTCTCAGGTTCGCTGCTCATATGCCGTACGCAATCCATTCGATGACGGTGTTGGTTGTGCCGGTTCGTGTGACCCAGACCGTGAAACCGGTCGAGGACTGGTTGGTGACGCCGACGCCGAGGACCTGGGTTCCGGGAACGGAGGTGGCCGCGCACGCGACGACGCGAATGTTGGTGCCCTTCAGGTTCAGGCCGGTCACGGCCTGGCTTGTGGGGACGTTCGCGACGGGGGTGATAGTCAGGCGGCCGGCGGCGATGTTTCCCGCAGAGAGGATGCCGAAGATGCTGGTGTTGCCGTCCGGGTCGACGCTCATCCGGGATGCGTTGCCGTGCAGCAGCCGCATCAGGTAGCCGGTCTGTCCGGCGTCCGCGTTCACATGCAGGGCGTTGCTCGCCGAAGCCGGGGCGAGGATCTCCAGTCGGCCCTTGGTCAACTGCGCGTACCCGGAGTACACGAAGAACGTGTTGTTCTGTGAGGTGTTGGTGGTGTTCATGTAGCCGAGAGTGGCGCGGTCGTTGTACAGCAGGATGCGGCCGCCGATGGTGGTTGCGGTGCCGTTGCGGACGCGTTCGGCGGCAAACACGTCGTCGCCCATGAAGGTCCGCCACTTCATGTCCGTGAAGGAGGATCCGGCGAAGAGCCCGGAGTTGATGCCCAGGTCGGCTGACCCTGGGTTGTTCTCGGAGACGTTGATGACGGCCTCGTTGGTACCAGCCGCGTTCGTCATCCGCATCGACGGATAGATGCCGTCGGGGTCCAGGACCATCAGTGCGCCGCCGGTGCCGACCAGGCCCAGCCCGATCCCGGACAGCTCCCCTACCGCGCGGTCGGTGTCGTCGTAGACGATGACCTTGTTGGCACCCGCCTCGTTGATCGTGATGCGTTCACCGGTCGTGGCGGTCTGGATCAGACCACCGGTGATCGTGGAACCAGTGACGGATCCTGTGAACACTGCGTCGCCGGTCGCGGCGTCGAATCGGACCGTCAGGGTGCCGGATGAGTTGTAGACGCGCAGCCCGTCCTCGTTGAGTTCCACGCGCGCCCCAGCCGGGTCCCCGGCGACGAGCCGGGTCACCAGTTGCAGGATCGCTTCGAGCTTGTCCGCATGGACTGCTCCGGCCTGGATGGCGGCGGCGGTGACTGAGCCCGCTGTCAGGTCGGGGCCGGTGACCTGAACCGGCGCGGCGGCTGTCTCAGCGGATGCCGGGCCTGTGGCGCCCGAGGTGTTCACCGCCGTCAGCAGGATGTAGTGCTGCTCGTAGGGCAGTGGAACGAGCGGAAGCATGCCCCCGTTGCCGGCGCGTGTGATGGTGCCGGCGAACGTTGCAGACGACGGGGTAAACCCGGACGTGGTGGACGCGTGCACGGCTACGTGGTCGAAGTCGGCGGGGAGCGGACTGCCGTCAGCGAGGGCGCCGTCCCAGACGATGCGCAGGCCGCCGATGGTCGGAGTGACCTGTGGGGCGGTAGGGGCGCCGGGGGCCGGACCGTTTGCGGCGACCAGGCCCAGGGTCCCGTCGGGCTGCATGCCGATCGCTCCGCGCACGGTACCGGTGTCGTCCTTGACGACGATGCTGGTGTTGTCCAGTGCGGCGTGGGACAGGCGTGGAGAGTTCTCCATGCGGTCCATGCGGGCCTTGAGCGCCGCCAGTTCACGTCCGATATCCACTATTGCCCTCCGTAGGTGTACATGGCGGACGGTTTCAGCGACACCACGGCCTGGGGGCCGCCGCGGGCGGTCGGCTTGATGTTCCAGCCGGTGACACGGCACCAGCCCGTATAGGAGGTCCAGGCGTTGTGGATGCGCGTGTACACGTCGTCGCCGACCTGCCAGCTTCCGAAGGGGGCGGCGGGGGTGTCGCGGATGATGACCTGCTCCACCGCGCCGAGGGACTGCCGCACAGCCCGCTCCCACTCCACGCGCTGCTTGAGCACGTCGACGCCGTTGACGTCGGGGAAGGCGGCCACGGCCTCGAGGCGGAGCCGGCCGTTGCGGACGGCGGAGATCTGCCGCAGCTTCGCCGAGCCGTCGCCGGCGCCGGTGCCGATGACGACCTGCGCGTAGTCGTCCCCGGCCAGGGCCTCTTCGGGCTCCTCGATGATGTTGACGCCGGACGAGAACTCGATGTCCTTACGCCTGGCGCCGAGCCTGGGCCAGCCCAGGCGGATGCGTTTGATGACGTCGGTCTTGGCCGTGTTCCAGGTGGTGGTGCAGGTGTATTCGGGAGTGGCCTGGTCGGAGACGAGCTCGTCGACCTGGTCGCCGAGACTCTTGCTGTCGTACCAGTAGGAGTGCCACACCTCGGACGGGGTGCCGACCTTGGCTGTGGAGGTGGTGGCATCGACGGTGACGCCTAGGTCGCCGTCGGGGACGCCTTGGGCGTAGTCCCAGATGTTGCGGACGACCTGGCAGCGGTCGGTGTACACGTAGGGGCCGCGGCCGCCGTGCTCCCCGTCCAGGTCGTACCGCTTCTGAAGGTACGAGGACCAGGAGGCGGCTTCGATGGCGTAGTCGTTGCCCTGGGCGCGGACGTCCCACACCAGGCCTCCCCACTCCAGCTGCCCCTCGGACTCCACGTAGATCTCTGTGGTGCCCGGGTCGGCCAATGTGGGGTTGGAGGAGACGAGGCGCGGCGAGAGCGTGCCGCGCAGTTCGCCGGGTCCGGACAGTTCGGGCCCGTACTCCAGGTCCGTGACCGGCAGGGCGGTGGACAGCCACGCCCCAGTGAGGGCGTGCCGGGTGAGGACCCGCACCGGCGGCGCCAGGCTCACCGGGGGGCCTCCTCGAACTGGACGTCTGCGACGAGGGTGGTGCCGGAGTCGACGTAGATCCGGCCGTCCTGCCCCGTCTCGGCGGCTGCGGCGCGCACGCGCAGGAGTTGGGTGGTTCCGCGGTAGGCGTCGGGGATGGTGAGGGTGTCGGCGATGACGGCCCCGATACGGCGGGCGCCCGATCCCTGGTTGTCGTCGAGGGTGGTGGGCTGCACGGTGAGGCTGGCGCCGAACGTGGCAGACAGGTAGCCCCAGAAGTTGCCGAGGTTGTACCTGATGGGGCTCACGTCGATTTTCACGATGGCCTTCGTGGCCCAGTCGGGGATCGCGACGTTCCAGCCCGCGGCGGTAGAGAAGTAGCTGTACGTGGTGCTGGAGCCGATGCCGGTGCTGATGCTGGCCGGGGACTGCGTGACCAGCGTGCGGGAGCGGCGCGGGTTGGCGACCTTCCGCAGATCCGTGATCATCGCGTTGGTGATGGTGGACGTGGACGCCGGAATGTCGATCCGGGCCAGGGGGATGCCGGTACGGCCGTCGGGGATGGTCGTGGCGGAGCTGGAGACGTTGGAGATGACCTGGAAGTAGGTGATCTCGTCGACTTCCGGGTCCAGGGTCCCCTCGTACTCGGGGTCCTCCACCCGCACGATCACCATGTCGGAGCGTCCCGCCCCCGCCCCGGTGGCGGCGATGTCGACATTGACGGAGCCGATATTGCACACCGAGTAGGTGCCCTGGAAGGTGTTGGCGCGGCCGCGGATCACACCGGACCCGTCGCCGACGGTCACACCACCGCCGGGCGTGGACCGCTGGGCGACCTTCAGGTCATCGCCCTGGGTGATGCCCTCCGCCCCGTTGGCGAGGTCGCGAACAAGCATCCTGAACTGCTGAGCGGAGTGGGTGGCCCCGTTGGTGAGGATCGGCCGTGGAAACAAGGACATGATCGGCTCTCCTCAGAGGGCGATGTAGGCGTCACGCCAGGTGACGTTGAGGCGGGCAGAGTTAGAGCTGTCGAACGCCGTCCACCGCATCTCCGAGGTGCCCGGGGGGATGGAGAACAGGTCGATGCGGGAGCCCGGGGACAGGTAGGTGGAAGCGTTGCCGCCGTTGTCCCAGGTGACGGTCCGATAGCCGGGCCGGGTGTCGATCTCGATCCACCGGCCGTCGGCGAGGTTCAGTGTGGGGAACGCCAGGGAGCGGCCGGTGGCGACGTTGGTGACGGTGACGTTGGCGCACGGCCCGGTGATGCGCAGGATGGGCCAGGCGGCGGCGTCACCGGCGTTGGTGACCCAGCCGGGCCGGTCGGCCGCGACCGCCCCGTCCTGCACATAGAGCGGCGCCACGATCGGAGCGGCGAACCCTCCTCCGGTCAGCCACCCCAACGGGAGTTCGGTGGTGGACTCCTCATCGGCGTACCAGGTCGGATCGTGCGCGAGGAACTCGAGGTCGAGGGGCACGTAGCCGTGGATGACCTGCCCATACTCCGGGTCCAGCTTGCGAGCGCGGACGGTGAGCCGCTTCACTGGCCGGCCGGGCCGCTTGATGCGCAGCGTCATGCCCTGCCCGCCCACCAGGCGCACCGCTGCGGTGTCGGTGACGGCCTGAAGGGCGGCGACCATGTCGTGGCACGCTGCCGGGTTGCCGGGAATCTTGATGGCGGCGTCGACCTGGATCTGCCGCCCGCCCCAGTAGTCGGGCCCGGCGAACTGCCCGTCCATGGACGGCTGGTCCACATCCGACTCCCGCACCGGCGGCCGCCCGAGGCCGGTGGTCTCAATGACCTGCACGCTGGTGTCGGCGCCGATGAGGACGCCTCCCACGTCGTACTGCCAGTCGGCCAGTTCAAGCGGCACGGGCGGCCACCCCTCCCCTGCGGGCCCGGCGTACCGAGCGGCCAACCTGCGATGCGATGTCGGACGCGGTCGCCCCGGTCCGGACGGCGGTGACGGTGACGTTGGTGGGGCTGGACTCGCGGACGATGACGACCGGCCGGGTGGCGCGGGCGTCTGTCAGCCCGAGCCCGAACCTCGTGGCGACGTCGTGGAGAACGGGCAGGGCGCTGCGCCGCTTGCTGGGGCTGAGCGGCAGGTAGGCCTCCCCGTGCGTCTCCGGCTCCGCGAAACGGACGATGCCGCCGCGGGTGGCGTACATCCCGGCCCGGATGCCGCCGTCCGCGTAGGCGAGGTGCTTGTTGGCCTTGCCCAGGTCCTGGAGGAACCGGTCCGCGCGGGAGCCGAGGGACGTGTGGATCTGACCCTTCGCCTTGTTGGCGATCTGGATGATCTCGTCCTCGCCGAGCCCGGTCTTCGCGGCCACGTCGTGGATGCCCACCTTGTTGCTGCTGATCGCGGCAATGATGGCCACGAGGGTCTGCACCTGGTCGGCGGTGAGCGCATTGTTGGCGGTCTTCGCCTGAGCGTTGGCCTTGGCCGCCTTACCCTTGTCCTTCACCGCGGCGTCGGCGAGCTGCTGCGCAGCCTCGTCGTTCTGCTCCGCAAGCTGCGCGGCCAGGTCGCCGTATCCCATGCCGGCCAGGCGGGCCAGGTCGTCGGCGAAGTCCTTGTTCATCTTGTTCGCCGTGCCGAGCTGACGGGTGTAGTCCGTCAGCGAGGCCTTCGCGGTCTTCTGCAAGTCGCGGAGGGCCTTGGACATGTCGTTGATGTACTTGGTGGAGCCGTTCGCCATCTTGTCGGCGAGCCGCATCCCCTCCTTACCCATGGAGGCGAGGGCCTCGGCAACGTCCCCGCCAACCCGGTCGGCGACCTTCTCGAGGTCCTTGTTCCAGGCGAGGGTGGCCTTCGAGGCGGATTTCAGCTTCTTCTCGACCGCAGTGATGTCGAAGTACTCGACTTCCTTGGTCTGCCACTTGCCCTTGACCTTGGTCTTCACCTTGCGGGTCTTGTTGCCCGCGGAGGTGATGTCGCTGCCGGAGTACAGGGAGCCGGTCTGAGGGTCGTACCGCCAGTCGGTGACGTTGCCGTCGGCGTTCCACTGGATGGTGCCCGGGTCGCCACCGAGACGACGTACCGTCTCCTCGGCGATGGCGCGGGAGCGGGGCCGCTTGGAGGAGGCGAATGGAATGTAGGCCTCTCCGCCGGTCTCCGGCTCCGCCCACACCCGCCACGCCCCGGCCGGCGCCATCTGCGCCACGTGGTTCTCCGCCCCGGACGCGAAGTGCTTGACCCGCGCGGGCCGTCGGATACCGCCGTCGGCGTAGTAGTCCCACACACCGCCCTCGGCGTTGGCGAGCTGCGATCCGTGCGATCCGGAGCGGCGGGCCTGGTTGCCGGTGATGACGTAGTTGGTGGTAATCGTGACGGTCTTGTTCCGCAGGGCGGCGATGGCGCCCGCGAGAGCGCTGACGTTCGCCCGCTGCGATCCCGTGGGCACGCTGATGACGACGTTCTTGCCCTTGGTGCCCTGGATCTTGAAGCCGAGGAGTTCCAGCTGGTGGCGGGCTGCCGCCGTAGGCGCGGACACCGTGATGGTCTTGCCCTTGGTGCTGGCGACCTTGGCCTGCACGTTGGAGAGGCTGTTGATGGTGTCCTGGGTGTGCGCGCTGATCGTGATGGACTTGTCGGCGAGCCTGTCCCGTAGAGCCTGCACGCTCGCCAGGGACGCTTCAGCGGTAACTGTGCTGGCGGTGACCTTGAACGATCCGTCCTTCAGCTGGGTGACCTCGAAACCCAGCCCTCGGAGCATCGACTGAGCGTCCGCGGTGAGGGCCTTCACCGTCACGCTCTTGGAATCGGGCGTCTTCTCGATCTCAGCAATCACGGCGTCAAGGCCGGCGACGGCGTCCTCGGTGCGCATCTCCACCGACATCGTCTTCTTGTCGGGGATGCTCAGGTAGGAGTTGGCGAGCGCCTCGGCCTGCGACTTGGACAAGCCCATGGCGTCCGCGGCTTCGATGAACGCTGCCCGTCCGCGTTCCTGGATGCCGGTGACGTACTCCCACGACTTGCCCTGCTCCCGGGCCGCGGTGGCGGCGGCGTCGGTGTTGGCGGCCAGATCGGTCAGGACCTTCTCGGCCTCGCGGGCCTTGGCAGAGCCCAGGTCCAGTTCCCCGTCGCGCATTCTCAGCGCACCGGTGTGTGCCTTCAACGCTTCGGCGGTGTCGTCGATCGACTGCTCGAACGCGGACATTGCGGAGCCCGCCGCGCGGTTCACATCATTCAGGGCGACGATCGACTGCCGGAGTCCGTCCGCAGACTGCTTCTGCGCTTCGAGCTTGGCCTGGGTGTCCTGGGCGGCCTTGCCGAACAGGCCCTGCGACTGGGCCGCCAGTTCCGCTTCGAACTTGGCGTCGGCCAAGGCGTTGTTGTAGTCGTCGGTGAACTTCTTCAGCCGGCCCATGTCGCCGCCGCCGGCCTGCCACGCCTTCTTCAGCAGCTCGTACTGGGCGGCCGCCTCCTTTGGCCGTCCGGCCTTGACGAGGTTGGCCATGGACTTGTCCCAGGCGTCGACGTTCTCCCGGGCGGTGGAGATTCCGGGACCGGTGGCGATGCCGAGCCAGGTTCCGAAGTCGCTGGTGAGCTGGGCCAGCTTGTTGTCGGAGGCGCCCTTGGAGACCATCGCGATGGAGGCGGACATCTCATCGAGGTTGCTCTTGAGGGTGCCGGTGACTTTGCCGGTGGAGATGAGCGTGTTGAGGCTGGTGGAGAGGGCGTCGACTTCGACAGCGGGCTTGTTGTCGGAGAACTCCTTGAGCACCAGGAGGAGGCCGCCCAGCGCGGCTACGGCCATGCCGACCTTTGCCCCGGTGGACAGGGACGCCAGGGCCGCCCGCAGGCCGGCGATGCCGCCACCGGCCGCGGCGGAGGTGGTCCCCAAGGTGCGGATGGAGGTCGATGCGCGGCCCGCGACGGCTCCCACAGCAGCCATGCCGGCCCCGGCCAGCTGGAACAGCTTCAGTGCGGTTGCCGCCTGGATGAGGATGGTGACCAGTTCGGGCGGGAGCGCGGCGACGAGGCGGGATGCGGCAGTGACCAGGGTCAGCATCGTTGGCCCGGCGTCGGCTGCGCCCTGCGCGAGGGTGCTGACGGCGTCACCGATGGCGTTGATGGCTTCGCGGGCGGCGGGCCCGTTCTGCCGCATGTAGTCGAGGATCTGGCCGATCGCGCCGTTGCCTGCTTCACCTTCGGACAGGACCCGCAGGAGGTGGATGACCTGGTCGGTGAAGGAGTCCAGTTTCTGGTCGGTGAGGGCGGCCAGCTTGTCGGAGAGGGCGTCGAAGCCCGGTGTGCTGATGGCGCCACCGGCGACGTTCATCAGCCGGTCCAGCTGCCCGGAGAACGATTCGACCTGCGGGCTGAGGTGGGGCAGGAGCTGCTGGAGGATGGTGAAGCCCTTGGCGACCGGTGCCATGGTGAAGCTGGACATGTCGTCCGACCAGTCGCGGAACGACGTTTTCAACTGGGTGAGGGCGACAGCGGCTTTCTGCGTTTCGGGCGGCAGCTCGGCGAGCCTCTGCTGGTAGGCGATCTGGGCCTTGATGGCCTCCGCTGAGGATGCGCCGTGTTCGCGTACCGCTTCGTCGTACTTTTTCTGCGCGTCGGCGACTTCGTTCAGCTGGCTGATCTGCCCGGCGAGGGCGATACCGAAAGCGGCGGCCGCGGTGGTGCCGACGGCAAGGTTCTGAGTGAGGGTGATGATGCCGGTGGACAGGCCGGCCACCAGGGGGATTGCGGCGGGCGCGACGAGCAGCAGGCCCTTGAGCATGCCGCCCGATCCCGAACTGCTGCTACTTCCCGCACCGGCGTTGAGGGTGGTAGTCAGGCCGTTGAGGGCGCTGGTGTCCGGGTCGATACGGACCCGCACGGTTTGGTTCATCGACGCCCAGCGGACCGCTTCGGACACGTCGCGGCGTAGCTGCATGGGGTCAGCCAAGCGCAGGTTGATCGGCAAGCCTTGCCCGGCACCTGCGGCCGTAATGGCTGCTTGGACTTCTTCGCGCAGATGGTCCGCATCAATGTCCAGCCTGATCCGGATCCCCTGACCGGAACCTGCTGATGTGAGGGCCGCCGATACGTCGCTGCGAAGGTGATCGGAATCAACATCCAACCGGACCGTGATCCCGTTAGCTGCCTCTTGGCGCAGCTCTTTGATCGCCCTCTTGGCTTCCTTCAGCCGGTTCTTGAGTTTGCGGGCCTCCGTGGCGCTCTCACGCAGGGTGGCCGCCAAGTCGGAGCCCTGACCGGTCAGGCGTACCGACAGATTCCATTCGGACACGGTGGGCTCCTTCCTCGCCTAGTGAGAGTGCTGGAGTTGCAGGGCGGCGTGGATGCTGGTGGGGATGAGGGCGACTTTCACGCCGTGCCCCTCCGATCCGTCGGGGACTTCCTTTTGCCGGTCTGCAAGGAGCTGGCAGCCGATGCAGCGGTGGGTGGTGGCCCGGTAGGCGTCCTCGTCGCCGCCAGCCTGTTCGTCCCACTCCTCGGGGCGGGTGCCGCAGGCGGGGCAGCACTGGCGCTGGTAGTCGGCGTAGGCGAGGGCTTTACGGCGGTCGAGGTCGGTCCAGGTGCCGTCGCCGTGCCCGCGGAACTTGGAGTGGGGGATGCCCCACTTGTGGCACAGCTCCATCTCGGCACGGAATGCGGCATCTTCGATCAGCCTTTTCCCAGGTCGGTCCGCTTGCGCTGCTGCACGGACCAGGCGGCGTTCCACAGGTCGTTGGAGTCGGCCAGGGTCCAGGTCTTCATCGCGTTGGCGGCGTATTCGATGGGCATGCCGTCGACGGATGCGGCGGAGATCAGCTCGGGGGCGAAGGTGTCGAAGTGGAATTCACGGCCCAGCGCCTCGTCTTCTTCGGTGGCCGGATGCGCGGCCTGAAGGTCTTCTAGCTGGCCGCGTTCGAGGGCTTGGAAGGTGAGGACGACGGTGTGGGCGTCGTACTCGGCCTGGGCTGTGTTCAGTTCCGCCTGGGCTTCTTTGTGCTGCTTCTCCACCAGGGCGCGGGCGTCCTTGTCGGCGTCCTTGGCCAGCGAGTCCCGATACTCCTGCGCGCGGTCGGCTACCTGCTTGGCCGCTTGGTAGCGGTCCCGGACATCGGGGTCGTCGCACAGCTTCAGCTCACGGGTGGGCTTGGCCATGCCGTCGAGGCGCTTCTGCTTCTCGGCCCATGCGGTGGCGTTGTTCATTCGGGTCTCCGAGGGGGAAGGCCCGGCCGGGCGCGCGTGGCGCCCTTCCCGTGTACGCCACGGGCCCGGCCGGGGGCTGGTGGGTGTTCTGCTGCCCAGGCCGGGGTTATGACGACGGGACGGTCTGGTTGAACGCCGGGCGCTGCGTGATCGTGAACTGGACGGTGATCTTCGCGGCCTCGTTGTCCGTCGTGTATGCCTTGGAGTTGCTGACCACCGTCACCGGGAACACGTCCATCCCCTTGGTGGAGGGGGCGTTGCCCTTGGAGAAGATGACGATGAAACCGCTGGTGCCCTTGGCCAGGTCGGTTTCGATGTCGTCGGTCGTACTGTCCTCGTAAAACGTCAGCGAGCTGTCGGCCGCCGAGTCGTCGCCGCCGATCTTCGAAACGAACGTGGACGCCATGTCGGGCGTCTCGATCGGAGAGTTCTCGAGGCTGAAGCCGTCGATCGCGTTGACCATGCCGGTGTAGTCGGTGCCTGCGGTGATCTCGGCTGCGGTCGGCAGCAGTGACGTCGACGCGATCGTCGGAACGTAGAAGATCTTCGTCAGGCCTTTTCGGTTGAACCTTGCCATGGGTGCCCCTCGCGGATAGGGGCCGAGATGTGGGGGCCCCTGCTACACGTGTCTGTGTGGCGGCCACCAGTGGTGGCGTCCGCGTGGGGTCCCGCCGCGGTGCGGTACTACAGGCCGGCTGCCTGTGAACAGGTCAGCCGGTGGGCTGCTTCTCGAGGAAGAGCCGATAGCGGATCACACTGGTGATGATGGCATCGTTCGGGTCTTGTGTTCCCCCGGCCTCCCTGGCCTCCCGCCGCCAGCAGGCCACGTCTTCACCCACGTTGAGGATGTGCGCGTATCCGGGGCTGCCGTCCGTGGGACGTTCCACGACCTTCCAGCCGCGATCGGCCATCCACTGGGCCTGTTCGTCACCGCCCCGGCTGTCGGGGACTCCGGGGGTCGGGCCGGATACGAATGTGGCCTGGTAGTCGACGACGATGGCTTTGTTGTTGTCGGCCAGGGTGTTGTCGTCGTCGAGGCGGTCGAGCGGGTCGAGGATCGTGTACGGCGGCGGCACGGGGTGCCCTTGCGCGTCCAGGGGGATGGTGCGGCGCCCTACCGGCCGGCCGGTGAGCGTCGCCAGGAGCGCCGTGAAGCCGTCGGTGACGGGCAGTCTCTCGATCACGTCAGCCTCCAAAGATCCGGTCCAGGGCGTCCTTGAACGCCTGCTCGTAGTCGCCCGACAGCTCGTTCACCGCGGGCCCCACATGCGGGAACGGGGGCTGCCGGTAGAAGCGGCCCAGGGAGTCGTACATGTTCATGAAGCCGTACTCCAGGCGCCGGCCCTGCGGCTCGTTCGTGCCGACCTCCGCACCGCCACCATCAGGCACAGGGAACGGCTCACGCTTCCACGAGCCCCGGTAGTCGCCGCTGATGACGTTCGGTCCGGGCCGGCCGGACGCGTTCTCCATAATCAGCGCGCGCAGGAGGCGGGCCTGCTGCTGCACAGTCCGGTTCGTCTCCGGACCGACACGGTCAGCGGACCGCTCCAGACGGGGCGCGAGGTCATCCAGGTCCATCACACCTCCCCGGCACCGGCGATCTGGTCCAGCATCGTGATACGGACGACGCCGAGGGTTCCGGCGATGGCCGGGTCCTGCACGCGCCACTGCCGGCCGAGCAGGGACAGGTCCCCACCCGCGTGCACGGTGACCACGGTGACCACGGTGTCCTTCGCAGCGATCGGAGCTGCCAGCGGGGTGAACATGCGGTACCGGGAGCGGGTTTCCGACACCCACGGCAAGTTGCTGTTCGGGGTGGAGGCGGTCACGTCGGCCGTGTACGCGCTCTGCACGGCCCCGATCCCCTCGTAGACCAGCACCCCTTCCGGCACTTCGTACTGTCCCGTTGCCGGGTTGAATACCGGTGGGCCTGCGGCTGGGGTGGTGATACGAACCGTGTCCATGAGGATCAGGCCCTCAATGACCGGGAGCAGGCCGGACAGGTCGAGGCCGGGCATCAGGATCCTCCTCCGCCGGTGGCCCATTCGGTGAGCGTGGCGAGCATGGCCCGCGCGGTGGCGCCCTCGCCTCCGCCGTAGTCGGACCGGTTCAACGCCTGCTGGTCCAGCAGTACTGGGTCGACCTCGGCGAGGAACGCGGCCACGATCTCGCCGGGGCTTTTGGTGACGCCGACCGCGACCCGGGCCAGGCCCTCAAAGGTGGCCCCGTCGGGCTGCCGGGTGTGCAGGACGACGAGCGGAAGAACACCGCCCGCAATGTCGTGCTGGAGGGTGTAGCCGGTGATGGTGCCGGGCGGCACGGGGGTGCCGTCGAGGGCGATGGTGGCGTGGCCCAGCTGGGAGTCGATGCGAACGCCGTGCGCCTGCGGATCGTCGGGGGTGCTCATCCGTCTCCCTTCCGTTCCACGCCGGTCTGACTCACGATCTGCTGAGCGGAGGCGAGCAGCCCGTTCTGGTCGATCCATGACAGGCCTTCGCTGGAGGCGAGAGTCAGGGAGACTTCACCGTCCTTGTCGATGACCTTGGCGATGACGAAGGCGGAGGCGACCAGGTCTCCGTCCTCCAGCTCGATGAGGGTGCCGAGCCCGTCAAGAATCGGGCCGATGGGTTGCTCGGTCACTCGGCACCTACTTCTTCTTGCGGCCGCCGCTGGACCTCTTCAGACTCGGGTACTTGCGCACCACGGCCTTGCGGACGGCCTTCTTCTGCGCCGGCGATCCGTGAGCCGAGACCCTCGCCAACGCGTTCCGAGCATGAGCCAGATCGTCCACCCTGTACTTCTTCTGTTTCGGCAAGGCGAACTGCTTGCTGCTCATCTTCTTCCGGCCGCCCTTGGTGTTGCGGCGGGCGTTGGCCTTCTTCGACAGGCTGGACTTGCGGCTCTTCGCCATGGCGGGTTCCTTCCTCGGCGGGCGTGGGGTCGGCCGGGAAGGAGACTTTGAGCGGCACGGTGCGCTGGAACGTCACCGGCTGGCGGGTGATCAGGTTCTGCTCTTTGGCGCCGTGGCGGTTCACGTAGTACTGGTGCAGTGCAATGACCTGGACCAGCCACGGCCCACCCTCGTCGGCGGTTTCCGCGGGTCGGAAGGGCACGGTGAGGATGGTGATGGCGTGGTCAGCGCAGGCGTCGTCGGGGTTGATGTCGTTGGCGGTGAGCCAGGCGGCGATCAGCTTGCGCCGCCAGGCGGGCAGTCTGCTGTGCCCGTCGTGGACGGTGTAGGCGATGGGGGCGTCGGTCACTGTGCCGACCTCTCCGCAAGCCAGCGCCGCACGAACTGGTTGTGGCGGGCGTCCGCGAGGGCGTTGTGCTCTCCGGACTCCTGCTGCGGCAGCTCGTCCCAGCGCAGTCCGAGACGGGCGCGTTCCTGCTGAATGTCGCATGTGAACATGGGGACGCCCTCGGGGAGGTCGATCATGCGGCCCCAGAGCTGGGCCAGGCCGACGTGGTCATAGGCGCCGTAGTTGGCCCACAGCTGCACGTCGGGCCCGGCGCTGCGGATGAAGTCCATGACCTCGTCGGCGATGCGCTCGCGTCGCTTGACGAGCGGATCGGTGTAGTCGAACAGCCAGGACTGCGGGACGTGATTCCGTCGATCTCCATGCCCCTTGGGCAGGCTCGGGACGACGTTCTCCATCAGCCACTTGTGCTTGCGGATCTTCCGAACAGGCAGGTCGCGGTTAATGGCGTAGTACTCGCGGCCGTCGTCACACACCATGCCAATGGAGATCAGCTCGATATGGCGGCCGTCCTCCAGGAACTCAAGGTCGTAGTCGATGCAAGTCACAGCAGGGCTCCAGAGCGGATCTCGGTACGGCCGATCAGGTCCAGGCGGGGCAGTAGCTCCCTTTGGCAGTGCGGGTGCGCGGAAGGGTGGGCGAGGGCGTCCTGGACGGTTCGCAGTGTCCGGTTGGCCCGGTCGGGATCCTCGTGTGAGGTCCATCCGCATTGCGGGCCGTCTCGGACCTCGAGCCACTCGGTGCCGAGTTCGTCGAGGGCGGTGCGTGCGGCCGCCGTGTTGGCAGCGGTGACGGCCTGCCAGGTGATCGCGGCACGGGCCCACGATTCGACGGGGTGGCGGGCGTTGTTGGCGTAGACGACCGTGCCCAGGGGGTGGGCGTCGCGTAGGGCGGTGATGTCGAAGCGGGCGGCGTCGCTGCGGGCCATGTCCTGGGCGGCGCGGAGGAAGGCACGGGCTCGGCGCAGGGCCTCTTGGATGCGGCCGGTGAGGTCGGCGTAGTACTGGGCGGACGCCGTGGTGACGGCCGCTCGGTGCCGGTCGGTCCAGCGGAACAGGGTGGTGGGCCGCAGGGCGTTGTCGAGGAGCGTCCAGGCGCCTTCGCGGTAGATGAGGGGCAGGTCGGTGGCGGCCCAGCGTTCGGCGAACGCCGTGATGGTGCGGTTGAACTCTGCCAGGGACGTGTTGAACGTGGCGATCGCGGCGCGCAGCTGGCGGCTGCTGGTGGCGGTGCGGCCGGGCCGGATCGCAGCAAGGGCGTTCAACAGGCGAGTTTGGGCGATGGTGAGGATCGACCAGGCGGAGCGGAGGCGGTCGACGGCGCCGGTGATGTAGCCGAGGAGACGCTGGCGCAGGGTGCGGCCGCGGCGCCGGACCGGAGTGGTCATCGCCGGGGCCTTTCGTGCAGGACGATCCAGCCGATCGCCGCGCCGTCTTCCGTGGGTGTGGTGGGGTCGTCGGGGGCTGTGATCTCTCCGGCTTCGAGGGCGGCGATCTGCCGTTCGTAGGCCCTGATGTTCTCGGTGAAGGCGACACTGACGACGCCTGACACGTTGACGGTGCCGGGCTGCTGGAGCAGTGCGGCGAGCCGGCCGCGGAGGACTTCGAGGGCGACGGCGCGGGCGGTGCCGAGGCGGGTGTAGCGGGCCTCGAGATCCGCGATGGGGGTGGCTTCCCCGAGTTGAGCGAGCAGCCATGCCCGTACGGCGGTGTCCATGGCTACCTCCAGGGTGTGGGTGGGAAGGGTGGGGTGCGGGTGCGGGCCCGCCTTGTTGGCGCCCCCACCGTGGGGCGGGCCCGCACGCCGCTATTCGCCGCTGGTGCCCTCGCCTGCGGCGTCCCGGCCCCGGGACCGGCCGGTCGCCGCGGTCTTACGCGCGGCGGTCTTCTTGGCCGTCGGGGCGGCCTCCTTGTCGGCGCTGCCGTCCGTGTCGCTATCGCTGGCCTTGGCGGAGTCGGTGCCGGCGTCGCCGTCGGCCTTCGGCTCCTTCGCCTCGGTGGGCGGCTTGCCGTCCTCCCACGCGTCGGGGTTGGTGACCAGGGCCGCAAGGCGCGGCTCCGGCTCCTCCCCCGCGTTCAGCAGGACAGTGCGGTGACGTTCGGGATCGCGGACGAACACGGCCTTGATGAGCCTGGCCATGCGGATCACGCTCCGAGGACGGTCGCGGAGATGTGGATGTCCGGCACGTACAGAACCGGCATGCCGATCGCGGCGCCGCGGGTGTAGATCTGCACCGGGTCGTCCTCGACCTTGGTGACGACGACGATTCCGGGGGCCTCTTCGCGGGTGAGGGCCGGGTTCGTGCCGGAGGTGAACTTGGCGGCCTCGCGGGTGACGCCGTACTGGGTCTCGGCCCACTCGGAGGCGGGCACGTCCGGCACCAGGATCCACTTGTTGTCGGGGATGACCCGCTGGTAGGTGTCGTCGTTCCACACCTGCACGTCGTAGATGACGATCGGCGGGAGGCCGAAGCGGGCGCGGACGGCGTCGACCTCGGTCGGCGACAAGGTCGTTGCGGGGTTGTTGCTGCTGTTCGCCCCGTAGTAGGCCATCTGGTACTCGGCGCTGGAGGCCAGCATGGAGCGGGCCCGGCGGGAGGTGAGGACCATCTTCGGCTCGGGTGCGCCGTCGTCGATGAGGTAGTCGATCCAGGCCCGCTCGTCGGACAGCGGGGTCGCGGACGGCTGGTCCCACAGCACTCCGGCGGTGGGCATGTTCGCCGACGGTACGTTCCAGTTGACGTCCAGGCCCAGGCCCGGCAGGTTCACCGTGCCCGTGGCGAGGAGCTGGCCGGCAGCGAGTTCCTGCGCGGTCTGGATGGACTCCACGTGCCGCTCGACGTCCGAGTAGAGCAGGTCGAGGTAGCGCTGGGTGTCGGAGCCGTGGCCGACGTCCAGGAGGATCTGGTCCATCTCGGAGATGGGGAGGGTCTGGCCGAGGGCCGGGAGCATGCCCTCGTTGACGACCCGCTCCGCCTGCCGCTTGGCGAGCGCGGTGGGCGCGTCGTAGGCGCGGAACTTCGCGGCGTTGACGCGGCGCTTCGCGGACGTGGTCTTGAAGCGGACGCCCTGGATGCGCCGCTCGGGCAGGATCTCCCGGGTGAGGCGGTACTTGGCGGGGGTGTCCAGCTCGCGGGCGAACACCGTCAGGTCGGTGTCGTTGGTGTCGCGCAGAAGGAGCTCGAGAGCTTCCATCGTCTGCTCCTTCTCTACCGGTAGTGGATGTTGACGCCGGGCGCGGTGCTGGCGACGTCAGTCGGATCGAACGGGACCGGGCACTGTTCCGCGAAGACCTCGCCGAACCAGAGCAGCGCACCGGCAGCCACGGTGGAGCCCGGGTTGAAGCTGATCTCCGAGACGAGGAACCCCTGGAGGACTTCGGTTCCGTCGGAGCCGGTGGCGGATCCGCCTGCGGTGGTGGTCGTGACGGTGACGGCGGGGCTGGTGCCGCCGGTCAGGCCCGCGGCGGAGGCCGTCATCTGCGGCTGGTCGTCGCCGAGGTACTGGCCGGCGAACGCGACCACGACGGCCGTGCCGGGGTGCGGTCCGCCGGAGACGAGAACGTCACCGACGTCCACGTTGGAGAGGCCCTCGAGCGCGGTCTTCACCTGCGCGGCGGTGGCGTTGTAGGGGATCCCGGCGGTGGTCTGCCCGGAGAACGTCAGCGTGTACGTGCCGCCGGTCGGCGAGCCGGTGACGGTGACCGTCTGCACCTCGGACGTCGGCCCCGAGTAGGGGGCGTAAAGGCCAGACGCGGTGACCTTGCCCAGCGGGATGCCGGACTTCATGACGTTGCGGCCCTGAAGCAACGGGTTCGCCGAGACCACGTAGTGGGTGCCCTGGACGAACTTGGTCAGGTCGAGCTTGATGGTGTTGGTGTCCTGGACTCCTACCAGGGACGCGAGCCAGGGCCGGTCGGCCGTGACGCTGTCCGTGTAGGAGTAGGGCTGGAAGTCGTTCACGACTGCCTCTCCTCATAAAACGGCGTGCGGTGACAGCTGCGCCGCTTGGCGCGCGTCCACGTGGAGAGGGCGTGGTCCCGTGCCCCGGCCCTAAGGCCGGGGAGGTCTATGCGGCGTTGCGGTTGTGTCCGCGGATTCGGGCCATTTCGCGGCCGCGGTCTCCGGGCTTGGCTGTGGGTGCCTGGCGCGGTGGGGGCCCGCCGGCCGGGGATCCGCCGGGGGCCGGGGGCATCTGCCCGTGTGTCGGTGCGGGTGCGGTGCCGAACAGGGCTCCGCGGCGCTCCTTGAGGGCCTGGGCTGCGGTGCGCACGGCGTCCTCGTCAGCGTCGGGGGTGGAGCGCAGGTCCCGTTCGAGGAGGGCGAGGGCGTCTTCCAGGTCGGTGCCGGTGGCGCCGAGCTGGGCGAGGACGGAGGTGCGGATCGCGGCCCGTTCGCGGGCGACGGCGGCGGACTCGCGGGCGGCGAGTTCCTGCTCGCGGCGGTCGAGTTCCTCCTGCCGCTTCTGCTCTTCGCTCTTCTTGGCGTCCTCGGCCTTGCGGGCGGCCGCAACGAACGCCTTGACGTCGTCGGGGTTGGTGAAGCCGAGGTCCTTGGCCATCTCTTCGAGGGCCTGGCGGGCGCCGGCCCGCTGTCCCTGGGCCTTCTCCTTGGCCGCGATGCGGTCGAGGTCTTCCTGGGTGAACTGCGGTGTGGGGGCCGGGTTCGGGGG